AAGAAAGATGAACAAGGCAATCCTTTCAGCCTTTATCGTTTAGAATCAGAACTGGCCCTTTCTGAAACGGCGAATGCTGAAGGCGATGATATGCGTGTCGTACCGGGTTATGGTTTTACCTTAGAAGGGCATGCCAATTCAGCCTTTAATCAAGATTGGCTAGTGGTGCGTGTCGAGCACTTCGGTAAACAAACGGGCACTTTAGATGAAGAAGCGGGGGAAGAAGGCAACCGCTATGAAAACACACTTTTCCTGATTCCTCACAACAAGCCTTGGCGTAGCCCATTAAAACCGCGTCCGATTATTCGCGGAACACAAGTCGCACACGTTACAGGCCCCGAAGGGGAAGAAATCTATTGTGATGAATGGGGAAGAGTCAAACTGCAATTTCCTTGGGATAGATTAGGCAACTTTGATGAACATAGCTCTTGTTGGGTGCGAGTGGTGCAAGGTTGGGCAGGCGCACAATACGGTAATATGATGATTCCGCGAATTGGTCATGAAGTACTGGTGAAATATCTAAATGGTGACCCGGACCAACCGATTGTGGTAGGGCGTACCTATCACAGTACCACAGAGCCACCTTATGAGCTTCCCAAACATAAAACCCGCATGACCATAAAATCCAAAACGCACAAGGGCAATGGTTTTAATGAATTGCGTTTTGAAGATGAAATGGGACGGGAAGAAGTCTTTATTCATGCAGAGAAAGACCTTAATCATATCGTTAAACATGATGAAACGACCCAAGTAGGGCATGACCGCACAGAGCAAGTTGGCCGTAATGAAACAATCCATATAGGCAATGACCGTACAGAAACAGTCGGACAGGATGAAGACTTGACCATCAATCGAGACCAAATACGCAGTATTGGACGCAATCGAATCACGAAAATAGAAAAAGACGATATTCTGAACGTGAATAATAACCGCCGAGTCAACGTCCATGCTGATAGCCTCATCAAAGTCGGGCAAGACTTAACGATTGAGATTGCCCAAAATGGCAGCTGGGTTGCGGGTGAACTTTTTGAACAAGTTTGTAAACAGTTTGATTTAGAAGGTTATGACGAAGTCCATATTCAAGGCCCAGCCGGTGAAATCGTGTTAAACCAAGAAGGGATTACGTTGATAGGGAATGTGTATGTTGAGGGACCACTTACGGAAGATGCGGGGGTGGCAGATGGGGTGAGTCCGTTTGAAACAACAGTAAATGATTCGGTTACACCAAATACTTATTATTCAACAAGATTAGATGTTTATGATGTTTATGGACGTTGTAATGAGAAAAAAGTGCCTTACACTATTTTGGATAGTCAAGGAGAGGTTGTGACCAATGGTCTTTTAGATGATATCGCTAGAACACCACGTATTTATCGTGAAACTGAAGATGCTTTAAAAGTATTGGTGGGTAGTGCACAGATTTTAGATTGGGATTGATAGGAATATGAATAATAAAAATCAGCCGATGGGTTATGAAATCGAGTTTCTAGGAGCAAATAATGAGCCTCTGGCTTATTGTAAGGCGGAAATGTCAATAAATGGGTTACCTACCAGTGAGTATCCTTGGCAAGCAGATGAAAATGGGCGTATAGTCTTTCCACCTAGTTTAGTTGAACAAGAGGGAAAAGAATTACGTATAAAAGTTGTTTTTTGGAACGAACAATATCCTAAAACAGAGCATTCTGAGATTCCAGAATTTACTTGGATAAAAGGAAAGCGGCTTGTTAGACTAAGAGCATATAATATTTATGAGATTAAACCACGAACAATTCCAAACGAAAAAGGCGAACCGGAAACATATAAGCGACCTTATCATATTGTGGAGCAGGGAGATACTTGGGAAGTAATAGAGAAAGAGGCTGGCGTAAATAGATATGCGTTGATTTTGGAAAATGGATTAGATGAAGCTACGCCTTTAGATACTTTGGTCGGTAAAAAAATTTACTTTCCAAAGGGAACAAGAAAGCAGAAAACAACAACTAAACAAACATCGACAAAAACAACTCCAAGCTCTGAATCCAAACAATCAGAAAGCAAAGCATCAACCAATAATAAGTCGATAGATAATAAAAAGAAATCTATTCCAGTGCCAGAAAAAAAAGCAGAAGAGAAAACGCAAGCTAAATCAGCGGTTGAAGATGAAAAAGAGAAAGAACAGGTTATTCAGGAGCGTAGTGAAAGTAATGGGAAGCCTGTAGATATTGTTAAAAAAGAAACCCCAAAATGCTTGTGTCATCGTAGTTTCACTGTAGATGAATTTAAATTAATTATACAGAAGTTATATAAATCTGAAAGTGTCCCTAGTTTATGGATACCAGCGCTAAAAACTGGAGCAGCACCTGATGATAAATCCTATGAGTCATCTGTAAAAGAATTAAATAGAATTTTAGAAAAATATGAAATTAATACATGCTTAAGAAAACTACATTTCTTAGCCCAGATTTTTCATGAAACTCATGGGTTTAGATCTGCTCAAGAGTATGGAAAGACGCTTTCATACGATCCATATAGAGGCAGAGGATTAATTCATTTAACACATAGTTTTAATTACAAATCCTTCAGTAAGTATATCAATGATGAGGAAATAATGACAAACCCAATTTTGGTCGCAACAAAGATTGAATATGTTTTTGAGTCAGGGGGATGGTACTGGAGGAAAGGGAGTGCCTGGGGCGATCTCAATAAATGGTCGGATAAAGATGATCTTTATTATCTTAATATTGGTGTGAATGGTGGTTTTGTCGGTTTTAAAGAGCGAATTGAATATGTTCATACTTTAATTGATTTATTGAATATTAGGGAATGCTCTATAGCAGGTAAAAATGAAAGTCTTGGGGTATATACATATTCTTCAAGTGATATTAGAATTACTAAATATGGTAAGAGAAATGAACAAAAATTTAAAAAATTTGATATGCACTAGTTTTATTTTAAGTGTTTTTTTTCCGTTTTATTCGATCTCTAGTGATTTAACCGATAAAAAGGAGAATTTTGTGAATTGTACTTCAGATTCATCTAATAATCATAAATGTGAAATGCAATATTATGGAAAAAAATCAGTTTTAAGAGTTAAGTATGATGTTTGCCCGGGCTTTGATATAAATATAGATAATGATATTGTTGAGGTTTTCTGCTCCCCACCAAGAGACTATTCCAATTATAGCTATTATAAATATATTAATGGTCATTTATTATTTTTTAAATATGATTCTGCATTCGGAGGCAATGATAATTTAGTTGATGAGCTTTCATTTCAAATTGATTCTCCATATCTAATTTCTCTTAAAAAGGATTTTTATGATGATATGAAAAATAATACAATTCCTCATATCGGAGAGGTTAAAAGTAAATCATTCTTGTTTGATGAAAATAGAAACAAAAGCAAAATGCATTTAATTAAAGGTGATAAGGTATTAATACTATCTAGTAAAATAGATGAAAATAATCAAGAATGGTACAGAATTTTCTATTCTGGGAAAAAGGATATAGATATGTGGATCAAAGCAGATGCAGTAGATCTAAATTAATCAATTTATTAACCGCCCTTTCATAAGGGCGGTTATTTTTTCCGCTCTTTTAAAATTAAACAATGGCAACCCAATCCGATTACCGCTATACCCTCGATGTAGGCGAGAAATACCCTTTTGATGTGATTAGCTTTAAGCTGACTGAAGGGCTTTCAGAGCCATTTCGATTAGAGCTTCAGCTATCAAGTTTTGATCCGAATATTTCATTTTCAGCATTAATGGATCAATCCGTGACCTTCACTTTTTGGCAAGGTGTTGCCGTTCGCGAATTTTGAGAAACGTAACCGCTAAATATGGGAAATTTAAAATACTTCAAGTTTCTCATCTTTAGCGGTTAAAATCCACGAATTTTGAGAAATAAAAACGCCCTTTAAATTATCCTTAAAGGGCGTTTAAATTTTAAGTATTAAAACTTATAAACCATGTTATCTTCATACTTCCCGGAATAACTTGCTGAAGCCTTAACAACAACGCGTTCGGAGTTGTAAAAAGCCTCCCAATTATCAACCTTATCCTCTACCATGTATTCAATAAAGCGAACAAACTCGCTCTTTGTTGAACTAAAGAATACATAAGGAGGGCGCGTGATGTTGATTAATCGGAGGAAGTCGATTAAATCAAAGTACGTCGCCTGTTTATAGCTTTCCTGGTGGGTGCATAAATATGGCGGATCTAGAACAAATAAGGCTTTAGGGTCGCCGCTAAATTTAGGCAAAAGCGTGTGGAATGACTCGCGCGTAATCTCAAGCCCGTCTAAATATCCATCCGCTTTCGGATAATCAGACTGTCTAACACAATGCCAAAAATCGTTCTGAAATAAGTCGTCTAATGTTGCCACTTGTTGGCCGCTAAATAGAAGCCAGCTCGCTAGACAATTCAGGTCAATATAACCTTTGAAATTCTGAATGATTTTGATGCATTCTGCCTTACAATCCTTCGTCAATCTTTTGTTTTTTTGCGTAGCGTTACCAACTACCGTGTAAAGCTGTGCGCGAAGCGCATTAATGTCATCAATATGCGTCAATCGCTCAGCATATCCATCAAAGTCATTATAGATTACGCGTGCTTTAGGCTTGATCTGTTTAGCTACATGGCTTAATAAACCGCTCCCACCGAATGTATCAATGATAGTCCAGCCCTCGCCATCATTCGTAATGTTGGCGTTTAATACTTCCTCGAAGTGTTTTAAAAACATTCGTTTTTGCCCAATAAACGGTAGTGGTGCTTGTTTAAACATAGTACACTCCGTTTGTTTGTTTGTTTGTTTGTTTGTTTGTTTGTTTGTCATTATTATTCCTTGTAAATCGCAGCAAAAATTGACAGCATTTTATTTAATTAAGGCAAAGTATCTGGGAATGGTTCGTCTGTTATCCAACTGATAACAGGCATACGCATATAATTAAGGTCGTCCGCAGGCAGTTTATCTTTGAAACGCAACTCAATATAATTGCTGTCTGCTCTACTACCAACATACACCGTTGCAATGTTATCACCGTCATCACTATAAAAAGGAAGCATAATAGGAACGCTAGTACGGAAGCCTAATGGTATTTTTGAATTAGGTAAAAGATCCATTCGTTTTGCGTGATTTTTCCTGGTGAATTTAGAATTACTGCTTCCGTAAAATGAAACAGTATCCCAACGCCCTTTGCTAAAAGAACATTCCACCGTATTATTCACGCGTCTCAGGGATATATATCCCTCCTTAATATTAACGGATGTATTCATTCGTCTAGCGCCAGTGTCGCCAGATATAACCACCCATTTATTATTTTGCTTCTGCCACAAATATGCACCAACGCCAGCCCCGTTTGTTGAGTTGTAGAAAGTACCGTTTGGCTCTCTTCCTGTAATCTTGCCGCCTGTAGTTTCGGGTTTATCAGGTCGCCCATTGCCTTGCATTAACACAGACGAACTGCCTTTATCTTTAACATCTTGAGCAATTAAAGGAATGAGGGTTGTCAGTTGTTCTTTTAGCGCCATTATGATGCCTTAGCTTTATTGTACTCACCAACCAGGTCTAGGTTGTCCATTTCTGCTTGCCAGTTTTGAAGATTTGTAACGTTATTTTTAATCTCTTGCAGAGTGCTAGTTAGAGCTTCGCGAACAGACTTATCTGACACCAAGTCTCCAATTTTGGCCGCAATTTCAAATAACGTGTCTAAATCTTCCGAAAGCTCGCCACCTTTAATTTTATTTAAAATACGTGTTTCTGCCTGGCTAATTAACTCGTTAATTTTAGTGAGCGTGGTTTGTTCTCCGCTGCCTTGTTGAGTTTGAATTGCTGATATTGCCTCATGCAGACTTTTATAATCTGCGCCAATAGCCTTGATTGCGGCAACTATTTTTTTATGGTTTTGATTTTCCATGGTGCTCCTATATTTTTGCTAACTCATAAATTGTTAATAAGTCCGGTAAGTCGTCGTCACTTTGATATATGACTTCACCTTTTTCGACTACCGCCACTATTTCTTGGGGTGGGTCAACCACAGCTACAATGTCATCCATTCCGCGCCTCTGTCATATCAGGTGTAACATCAAATTTGAGGTTAATTCGTCCGCCTTGAATTGGCGTTTTAACTCGTCCTTTATTAGATACTGCCTGTAAATCATAGTCCGCTTGAGACCACGTCGCGTCTTTTGTTAAACTATGACTAAACGTAACTTTTAAAACGCCGCCTGGGGCATCTATAACTTCGATTTCACCTGTTGTGGATGATAGTGTTAGCACAGGCTTGTTTCTGACCGTTGCCCACAAATCAAAACGCGCCATCTCACTTAAATCGAGAGGCTTTAATTTGTTATCCGGCTGCTTTTCAAACAGGCGAACAATACATTCCTCGTCATCACCACGGTAAAGGTTAATCGTTGTTTTATCCATTTTTACGCACCATCGCTGCAAGTTGGTTTGGGCTAAATCGCCAGCCTTCTTCGCTGTTATAAATTGCGTTAAAGCACCATTCCGAACAAAAATATTTGCTTCGTTTTTGTTTAATCCCAAGCACAACACCTAACGCGCCCAACCAGTCATATTTAGCGCCGGACGTGCGGTTGTAATAAGATTTAATCTGTGCTTCTGTTACGTTATCAAGCAAAACCAAATCCCACTTGCCGGTGTCAGACAAATCAATCTGCTTATATCGCACGCCGCCATCGCGCACAGACGCTGAATAGCAATCAAAAACCGTAACATGTTCATAATGATCGCCTTGGACGAATTCCATGCGCTCAATCGCTATCTCGCAGTGTGAGTATTTCCCTTTTGTAAAAAATCGCGTTACTGCATCAGCTACGGCTTTTAATGGCTCTTTTAAAAAGCTGCGTTTATGCTTATAAAACGCGAGATAAATACGGTTAGCCATTGTTATAAGCCTCCATCAATGCATCCATTTGTTTAATGATGTCATCGTGGATTGACTGCATTTTTTCGATTGTCAATCCTGGCACTTTAAGTTCATATTTGCGCATGCGTTGGTTTGCAAGCTCAACCTGTAGTTTCTCAAGACCGGCCGCTTGCACCAAAATCAAATCTGTTGCGGCTTGGTTATTTAACCCCGCGCGCTTGGCAAAGTCTGTAATATATCGGCTGCAGTCGCCCTCATAATTCGCGGCTTTAAACGCTTCTGCGGCGGCTTGACGCTCACGGTACTCACTTTCAAATCGTGTCCATGTGCTGTAGATTTTTGCTGCATGATTGTCAATTTGTGATGTTAAGCTGTTACGCTTATCCGTTAAAAGTGCAGTTAGTTTTTCGGGTGGAATTACCCATGCGTTACCATCCCATTCGTGAGCGGGGGTGGGTTGTTTGTCCACTAACACTAATTTGCCTTTATGTAATACCTGTGTTTTTTGCGCTAACTCTTCATCCGAGTCAATGTCTAGCACAAAATACAATGATTCATCTTCGGGGACAGGATGGATAACATATTGGCTAATATCTGTTTTTAAAAAATACACTTTCATTTTTTATCCTTAGTTAAGTTAACCAAATACGACGACTTTTTTAAGTCTTGGGTTGCGCCCGTCACTTTGTGGGGTGATAGTGATATTGTTACCATTACGATGTAACAACGCGAGAGTGACATAGTTATAATCACCACCGGTTCCGCCTGTATCGTATTCGCCGATGCGTGTGTCGTGGCATTGTTCGATTGGCGCGCTGAACCAAATTGGGCGATTCGCGTTTGCTCCATGGGGAGTGTCCATTAGTACAAATAATACGCCTTTGCTAACTTGTGCATTAACTGTAATTTGATTATCCGTTGACCCTTGCCAAATAAGGCGTTCTTTAGGTAAGTCTGAGAGGCGTTTGCCGTCAGTCGTGACAAAATCATCTCCCCGTAATGCCCCATCGTGTTCAAACCACCATATTTTTCCGTTGCCGCTATCCGTAATTAAGTGGATGGCGCCACTGCCAAATTTGTTGATTGCCCCAGGGGTCATATACCCAAAACTAAATGCTGTGCCATAATCATTGCCATTGGTGTTAAACCCCTTGATAAAGGGATAATAGATATTTTCCCCGTTGGCATTTGGGTTATTAACCACATACGGTGCTTTTTTGTCGGCCCATTGATTGGCAAATGCACCATGTCCATATGCTTTTGCGGTGTGTCCGGTAGCACGCATAACACCACCGGTATAAATCCCCTCACTGTCAATCGTTGCGATAAATTCAGGGCTATTTTTACGGCCGCCGAGATTTAATGTCCCATTGTTGTTAAATCCAATTCCGGTGACTTCGTTCCCGATAAACGTATCGCCCGAAAACTTAATTGGCATACGCCATGAGTAATTTCCGATATAATAGTTTTCAGTTGCGCCGGTAAATGTGAGTGTGCCCTTCATGCT